TTATTGATTCAATCGGTGTCTTTCCGCATCGTAAGGCTGGCCGGTTTTAACAATATAATAGGCGAGCTTCGCCAGTTTGCGCATGATGGCAACGATAATTACCATCTTTGGCTTACCCGCTTTTTTCAGATTATTTATTAATTTCGGAAATGCGTTAAAACGGTAAGCGCAAAGGGCGGGCATATACAGCGTACTTTTTAATCGTCTGTTTCCGTATCGGCTCAATCTGCCCCGACCTCTTACGCTTGTCCCTGATTGTATGATGGCGGGACTTAATCCGGCATAGGATACAAACTGGTTTGCGGTTTTAAAATGTTTTTCTGTCAGTTGCGCATAAAGAACTAATGCAGTGTCTTTGCCTATGCTCGGGATGGTTTGAAGATTGCGGTAATGGTTATAGTCCGTTTGTTTTTTGATTTGTTCGGATATGGCTATTTTTACCTGTTCCATCTTGTCCTGTATGGTATCTATCAAGTCTTGATGTATGTTCCTTATGAAGTCTTCTTCAGTGCTATGAAGACGGTTTTTAATTTGCTTCTGCTGTTGCTGTAATTGGTTTTTAAGATTAATCAGTTTTTGCAGTGCTTTGTTTTTGGGTATCTGATACGGTATCAATGTATCTTGATGCCTTTTTATGTAATCTGCTATCAGGTTTGAATCTGCTTTGTCGGTTTTGGTACGGTTAAACCTGCTTTTTCCGTAGTCCTTGATTTTTAAGGGATTGATAACGTAAACGGTATAGTAGGAAGAAAGCATATCTGCTGCCTTTTCGTAATAGATGCCTGTTGCCTCCATGCCGATATAGGCTTTTCTGATTCTATTTCCCTTTATCCACAATCTAAACTGTTTTAATCCATCATCATTATTCTTAAATTTAATGTAATGGATACTTCCGTTTGTTTTATGCAATGTTGCGTCTATGGTGTCCTTTGAGATGTCCAGCCCGATTATATTCATTGGTATTTTCCTTATTTATACAGCCTTGATACGGCTAGGATGATATTCAATTTTGAGGATGGATAAAGGCAGCCGGCATTTCTACGCGTCTGTTTTAATACATTGCGGGATTTGCTGCCTGACTGCCTTAGCCCTTGCTTTGCGCGAAACAAAGACCCGTAAGCCGTCTATATTCAAACGGTTTACGGGTCTTTTTTCTCTCTTGCCGTTTTCTTCAGTTTGCCGATCCGACCACGCCTCCGCCGATTCCTTCAAACGGTTTTCCGCGCTCTTCCCAGTTGTCGTACATTAGGTTCTGCTGCGGTTTTCCGCCCAACGTGGCAACTTGCGCCCTGTCCGAATGTTGCTGCGCGCTTTGCTGAACTTCCTGCCCTTGACTTTCTTCTTTATATGGGTTAAACGGCAAGCCGTTTTTTACATAGTCCTTGCACATCAACTGCGTCACTTCTTTCAATGCCGTCCCTTGATGCGAATAGCAGGTACATCCGGTTCTTCCTCCTTCAATGCATCCTGCTATATATTCAAAGGTTCTTACCTGCCTTACGCCGTTATAAATCGGCTTGCTTTCGGGTTTTTCCGGCAATGTCGGAACAAACATATCTGCGGTAAGGTTGCCGTTGTTTACCGGATTGCCTTCTGTTTTATCCAATGGTGCTGTCTCCTGTCCTGTTGCCGCCTGTTCTTGTGCTGCGGGTTCTTCCTGTTTTTTCCCATAGCCGCTCAACATTTTATAAGACAAACCGACAAATAACGGAATCAATAATATAATGACGGGCAATGCGTAAAACCATTTCGAACGCTTGACTTTGTTTACTGTATGAACTTCTGCGGATTCGTACAAGTCGTATACTTTTTTATCCAGTGTGTAGATACTGGAAAATGCACTTGATGCCATTTTTACCGGGTCATCCGCGCATACTTTCCATTCAAGCAGGGTACGCAAACCCATTTTATTGGCCGCAATGTGGTAATGTCTTTTAACCAATGTTCGCAAGTTCTGATCTAAGAGTTTAGGACCTTGTGTCAAAACAAATATATCAATGCCCTGATGGCGGTGCGTATTCAGCCATTGGACATTTTCAGGGATTTTTGAACCTGCCGAGCGTGCCGGCCATACGTCTTGCGCTTCATCTACAATTACAATAGACCCGATATTTTCGGGCTTCTTTATCCATTCGTACATATCATGCGCCGATAGCTGCTCTTCTGTCGATTTCGGCAGCTTTTTTGCGTCTGTCTCTATATATGTATGCGGTATTTTCAAGCCTTTGATGTTCGTAAATACTTTACGGCGTATGCCGTTTTCATCCGGCTTAAACATTTCATCGTTTGCCATCATGGAAACCATTTTTAATGTTTTCCCTGAACCGGGCGTGCCGGTTATCAAACAGATTTCTGCCATTTATTTTTTCTTCCCGATTGAGGTTGCAAGTTTTGTCATTTGTTTGAATGACAGAATAAAGGCGATTGCGCCAAACAGGATATTAAGAACGGTTCCGCCACCGCTTATATAAAAGAGCTGCAACATTGCCTGCGGTGCTCCTGTCACGCTTTCTTGTATTGCATGCTGAAACTTCGCAACCAGCCTATCTACTCCCGCATAGGTCACGGCCATCAATCCCAATGCAGTCAATATACGGCCTGCCACGCTCATCAAGAGCGGAATCAATGCGGCCAACAATTTCATTTGCTCTCCCTTTCTTAAAAGGCACGGTTGCCTCATTAAACAAATGTTTCTTAATCTGAAAGATTTGCGTCGCATTCGCGACGCGGCGGCGCTGTGGGGACACCCCCCTCGCGCTTATCGCCAATCCCCCCCGCGCTTATCGGCTGTTTGCGGCTTCACCCGCAAAGTGCGCTGCTTCGCCTGCCTATGGCCAAAGTTTCCGAAGCTGAAAGGTCTTGCGGGGGCTAGCCCCCACACCCCCAGTCTCACTTGCGACGCCGCGGGGGCAGGGGGGAAGGCGCAAAAAGCCGCGCCTTACCACCTGCCCTTGCGGCAGAGTGTATTTTTTGGGCGGGGCGGCAAGGGGTATCCAAAAAGATTTATAAAGACGATGAAGCCGTCTTTACAAATCTTTCTGGACGTCCTCCCCCTGCCTTGGTACAAGTTACAGAAGCCCGGCGGTGCTTCGCCGCTAAACTTCACGGGATACCGTGCGGATACAGAAAAAGGCGGCAACCGCCCAAGCAAGGGCAAGAAGCATGTACCTTAGCCGTTCGGCTATGGTACATGCGTTCTCAAAGCTGAACGCGAACTGCCTGCTGGAATCAAGCACGGTTATAGTGAACGTAACGGGGGCGGGACACTGTGCGGAATCTTGAAAGATTCCAGACTTCTGAAACTCTACATTGACGGTTTCAGAAGGCAGATTTAAATTTTCTGCCGGCTTGGGATCGGGCAGCCTGTCGCAAGCGAGAATGTCGGGGAAGAATTTGCACAAAAGGCCGCCGTCTTTGCCGTCCTTTCCGTCTTTGCCGTCCCTGCCGTTTGTGCGTCCCGGAACGGCGGGGGGATTGGGGCGCGTGCCTGGATTCTCATCGGGATTCGGATTGTTTACGGGATTTTCGGCGGGCGATACTTCGGGCAGCGGCTGTGCATTCGGTGCTTCCGCGCTTCCGGGGGTTAAATCGGGACGCGGGATTACTTGAACATCCACCGTGGTGTTGCCTTGCGCGTCCCTGCCGAATGTTGCGACAACTTGAACGGGATTCCCGTTCCTGTCCGTGACGGGCCCCATATTCACTTTTGTTCCGGGTGCGACTTCTACTTTTTCGGAATAACCGGGATATCCGGTTGCCTGTATATATTTGTCGGGATTGGCATCGACTTTTAAAGCCAAAATCTCTTCCAGCTTTTTGGCATCCATTTCTTCTTTGTATTTCGGATTGCGGCTTAGGCTGAAACTAATAAAACCCCTTGAATCGTTTATGTCTTCGCCGACAGAGCAACTTCCGCCGTTCCAATCAAAATAACAACGGCTGAAATTGTAATTTTTAAAGTACGCAAAATCAGGCATATGCCTTCTATTTTCCCAATACGGACGGGCGAGCCGTTCCATCTGATGCTCCATCAGTTCTTTGACTTCGGGAAATCTGCTGTAATCGGACATAAGGCGCATGATTGAGCTGTCAACGCCGTAGCAGCCATAGGTTTTAATACCGTTTTCGGCGTGTTGCCAAATGCAATTGCTATATTCGTAGCCTTTTACAAATTTGTCGGTTTCGGGATCGTATTGGTAGCCTTGGGCTTGAATGTCTTCTTTGAAAGTTTCGTAAACATCATAGGCCAAAAGGGCTGTCCCTACATAAGGGACTGCCCTTGTGCTGAATTTCGCGCCTAAGCGGGCAAGTTTGCCGACTCCTGCCAAGACGCCGGCGCGGGAAACTGATGCAGTTACTTTAACGGGGACTTTTTCAAGAGAGCGTGCGCCTGTTGAACTTTCTAATACATTCAAATTCAAACTTTTATCAAATTTGTAATTGTATTCTGTATAGATTCCCTCTCCTTCACCTAAAACTTTGTATGCCTTGAATCCATTATCGTTATATTTTTCCGAAAGTGCATACATCAATTTCCCATTTTTAATTTCTAAATCTGCCGAAAAAGATTTAGCACTCAAAAGAAACAGAAAAGAAATTATTAGAATCCGAAACATCAATTTTTCCATTGCCAATAATGAAAAATGAATCATCCTTGAATTTAATTTCAAAGCAAGATTCATTAAAATTAATTCTATTAAAAAAATTATGACATTTATTCATTGAGAAATTTTCCAATAAACCAGTTTCTTTCAAATAACAATAAAACACATAAGAAAGAGGTCTATCAGGATAAAATTCTGACAATTTATCTAAATCAGAATTTGATATATAGAAAAAGTCACGTTCATTTTTATTCATGGTTTCAAGCCTCAAATGTCTAATTAAAAGCCTGATTTTAAAACACGTCATTTAAATATCAAAGCGACAGACAAAGCCAAGAAGAAACCGAGCAAAAACCAAAAATCGACAAACATCATCACGACCCTACTTTGCCCATGTCTTTTAAGAAATTAATCAGCAGCCTGAAGCCGTAAATAACGACAAACAGGATTAAAACCATAGACCCGAGATAAGCTCCGGATTTAAGCTGTTCGTAGTTCGAACATTTCGGATAAGCCAGCGTGACCGGATTTCCATTCATCACCCATTTATCGCCCACCCTTGCCGGCCTGATGATTTTTCCGTCTTGGGTAACGGTAGGAGGAAGGGACGACAATAAATAGTCGTCTGCCTGCAATCTTGTATCAAAACAGTTCATGCCGACACGATAGCCCATTTACGCGCCCCTTTTTCTTCACTTCCGTTATTTGACAGATTTAATCATAGACCAAGCCATTTTGAAGCCTTGGATTGCCAAGATGACGGTAATGGCCGCCATACCCACGGCGGAAACCATCGCCACGAAACCCATGATTACGCTTGCGATTTGCTGACCGATTGCGGCCGAATCAAAGGTATCTGCCATAACAATAGCCGGTGTGAAAATACCGGCTGCCAACAATGCTTTTACAGCATATTTTTTAACGATGTTCAT